AGAACTTCAGGGTCGTATGCTTTTAGATTAATAAGTTTCATATTCTTTTTAGAAACTCCACCCTTGGACTTTTTCCACTTCAGTTTACTTTTATATCGTGGGACTGGACTGCGACCTGTTACTGCTTCTATTAAATGTTGTCTAAATGTTTTCATAACTTCATCCCTTTCTTAATATCATTCCAAAATTGTTCACATTGTTTATCAGATAATCCTTTCGGTAGTCCTGCTTTGAATGAATCGTAATCATCATTTTTAACATGGTTTCGCATATCAGTACCAGATACACCTTGAACTCTAGCACCAGAATTAATAACTTCAAATTTATCAAAAGTGTAAGACTTCTTAGGGTCTTTGTGGTTAATATATGGTCTCATACGTTTTTCAAATTCATCAACTCGGTCACCACCTACAACCATAGTTACATCCTTATACCCTTGGTCAGACAACCATCTTAAAATATCAAAAGGAGTTTTCAATGAAGTATTTTTAACAATCTTTGCTTTAGGAAACATTGTTTTCAACCACTTAGTCTTAGTCTTATAATCCAAAGGATTCTTTTTAGCATCTTGACCTTGAGAAGTGAATATCATTCCTTCTCCACCTTTAGCAGACTTAACAACAAAGTCAATTAATGCCCCATGTCCTTTTGTAATCGGATTGAACCGACCAAACGTAAATACGACTGGTTTATTCTTTGCTTCTTCTAGATGTTGTTTAAATGTTTTCATTTATTTCCAATGACTTTTGTCAATTCCACCGTCTTTGTTTATCTTGATTGTTTTAATCTTTCCTGAGGCAAGGTTTTTAAAAACTTTCTTTGCCTTAGTAACATTTGCTTTATTTCCAAATACGTGACCACCCTCTTGCTTTTCGATTGCCATCATCACCCACTTAGGCCAGTTATCAGCACCCTCATACCTTTTCCAATTATCTAGGAAATCTTTTAAGTCTTCCTCGTCTGGTTGAGAAGCAACTCCAGTGTTTCTCTTTTTCATCTTAAATCCTTCTCTCATTTCGCTAAATGTTTTCATAGTTTATGCCTATCTTTAACTTGCATCTTCCAATACGATCCGTCTTTCATTGATTTTGCTTTCTCAACTGACCACATTTTTTGAGTTTTCATTGTCATACCGAACATTTTACTTCTCATTTTGGCAGATATCTTAGCAACTTTATCAAATGCTTTCTTATCCTGTTTAATGGCGGCGTCTATCATTGCATCTTGGTGTTTTTTACCTGCGGCAGATTGTCTGTTTCTACCTGCAGTTCGCCCACCTTGAGATGCAACATTTTTATTTTTGAAACCTTTACCAGTATGCCCATCAAAGTTTGCTTCTTCAATCTCTCTTGGTTTACGTTTAGACCCTTTAAGTCTGCTCTTTTCAGCACGTCCCCTATTCTTTGATGCTTCTTCATACCCAACAATCTTACCATTCACATGAGAGGCGTCCATGCCTTTATGCTCAGGTTTTCTATGTTTTCTGTTATATTTATTCAATTCAGCACGATATGCTTTCTTTTCATCAGATGATTGAAACTTATCATACTCTTTTCTATAATCACGTAGATGACACCACTTACATCCAGGAACTGGTTTAAGTGATTTCTTCTCAGATAACAAACAGAAGTCTTTAAACGTAAACGGTTTCATATCAACCCCAACTTTTTATGGCATTAAAGTTTGCTTGACTAAATTCTAGTCTATCAACTAACTTAACTGCACTGTTTGACAATGTATCAATAGCAACAAAACCTTCCGGACCAGTTACTTTATAACCAGTACTCGTCTTAATGAAGGCGGGAATACTATTTACTGTTTCTAATTTCTTGACAATCATCATCTTAATATCAACCACGGCATTATGCCATTCTAAGGCATGGGCAAACGTTCCTGCCATTTTACCAGAACGTAGTTCTTTAAGGAATCCGTCTAATTCTTTTTGTTTCTTTTCTTTACCTTTTTCAGACTTCAATTTATCAATTTTCTTCTTGTAGTCTGCTGTTACAAAATCAATAAATGTTGACACCGCTTCTTGTTTCTTAGTAAACTTCTGACCTTGTCTAACTTGAGCATTGATGTAAACTTTAACTAATTTTGATAATGATGTGTTTCCAAATAACTTGGTCATTGACGATTTATCAAGCATACCAAGTTCTTTATGGGCATTTGATAATAACTTCTTAATAGAAATCATCTCTTTCTTAGTCATCGTAGATGTACCAGATGTATCACGGAACGTGGTATCAGTAAACCACACAGAAGATTGTTTGGTGAAGTTTTTAAGACTAATATTAAAGTTTGCTTTTAATCCAACAATAGTATCACCAGTATAAGTTGTATGCCAAATTACACCTGCTTTTGACTTACTAATAGTCTTTTGTAAGTCCGACCCCATAGGGACAGCATACGTAATAGTATTAGGAGTAAAAGTTAAATACTTCTCTCCATCAATAGTTTCTTTTTTAAGGTCTTCTGGAGTGAACATAAAGTCACCTTGGAAGATACCTTTCATTTTCATCTTAGGAAATTCTTTAAGGGCAACCTTTAATTTATCAGCAAGTCCACCAGAGTGATTCTTATCGATATCAGCATTAGTGTAATTGACTTTAGGTGTCTTATTAAAAATAGACTTAGAACCTACAAAAAACTTACCATTTTCTGGATCGTAGCCTGCAATGATTGCTGGAGCACCATCTACTTTTGCTTGAATATTAACAGCCTTTTTAGAATGTCCTTCTAAAGAATGAGCAACGTCATCAAGTATTTGAAGTGCCTGTTTAGCACCATCTACCCCAAAATCAAAGATTGCGTCTTCGACATGCTCCAAATGAGTTAATTTTTCTTCAGTGATGTATGACTTAAATGATTTCATACGTATATTTATAATAATTACACCTTGAAGTCCTTGAAGGCGTTCTTTTTCTTAGTACCTTTTGATGACGCGAATACACTTTCGGGTTCGTCTTTAGACGAATCATTACCTAATATATCAGTTTGAGCATCCTGTTCGACATCATACCATTTCATCTTTGCCTTGTTAATACCAATAACAAAACGTTTGTTTATGTTCTCGTCACCATATCTATTCTTTAACTGTTTAACCATTACTTGATTTAATTCTTGTAATTCTTCAGTTTGAATCAATGCAAGGAACAAGTCTGCAGTTGCAGGAAGGCCAAACGACTCTGATGTATCTTCAAGACCCATATCAGATGAAGAGAAACCAGTTCTATTAACCTGTGTAGCAGACCAAATAGGAACGTTATATTCTACGGCAAGACCACGTAACTCTTCTGCAATTGCTTTAACGTAGGTATAACTGTTCACGTTCTGAGCACCACTTAATCGTTGAGAAGCACAAATGTTTAGGTAGTCAATGTAAATGATATCTGGAACAAAGTTCTTCTTCAATGCTAATTCTTTTAATAGATGTCTGAAGTGACCAGCATGAGCAGTTGATGTTGGATATTCCTTAACAATCAATTTACCTTTAGTCTTTGATTGAATCTGTTCAATCTTCTTAGAATAACGTTCGAATGATAAGTCTTTCAAACTATCAACTTCAACGTCCATTAAATTGGCATCAATTCTTTCAGCAATACGTTCCTCTGCCATTTCAGCAGTAATATATAAAACGTTATGACCAGTAGTAAGATTTGCGGCTGCCATATGACACATACCGATTGTTTTACCAACACCCGTTCCTGCCATTAGAATATTCAATGTCTTACGAGGTATTCCGCCTTTAGTAATTTTGTTCAGATATTCAATATCAAAAGGAATACGTTCTTCTTTACGTTGATAAAATTCATAACGCTCTTCGGCATTATCTAAGAAATCGTGTCCAATGTGAGTATCAAAAGAAACTCCTAAAGCATCTGATAACAATTCAGTGATACCACCATTAGACGATTCTGGGTCGTCAATAATACCAATAGAATCCATAATAGCATTATACACTGCTTTGTCTTTACAAAACTTCTCAGTCTCATCTACTAACCACTGTTCATTAGAATCTTCTTTTGCTAATGAATTGACAAGCATAGACGATTCTTCATAGTCCGTAGAACTTAAATCTTCACGTCCGTCAATAGCAAGGTCTAATGCTTCTTTAGTAGGAACATTATTGTATTTTGCGTAGAACTTTTGAATTTCACTAAATACAATTTTATCCGTATTAGACTGAAAATAATCATCCTTTAAGAATACAATTACTCGTCTTGCGTAGTCTTCATTATATATTAGATTCGATAGAATCGTGTTTTCAATACTCAATCATTTCCCCTTTCCATTTCAAGCATGTGTTCTGTAATTAGATTTGCTATTATTTCACGAACCTCCATTTCATAAGGTTCAGAAGCAACGTCCTCTTCTACGGCATTATAACTATAAGATATTTCGTTTCCATTAACTTCTAAATCAAATACAGCAATGTCAACTTTATCAGAAGTCTTTATGTAAAATATATCCTTACTCACTTGTTACCCGTGTGTGCGTGTTCTTTGTCTCCACCAGGATGAGAATGAGTAGTGCCGTCATCGTGAGTATGCTCTACATCGTCTTCACTTTCTAGCAATGAAGTTTGACCGATAGCATATTTGTTTGTAATAAATTTAGCAAACTTATCATCAGCAATTATACTCGACCAGAATTCTCGATTGTGAGTATCTTTCTCACGTACTTTCTTTTCAGATAATTCACCTGTTGATACATCAACTTTTGAGTACCAACCCATTGTAGGTTTAACAACATGACCAGATTCAAGAGCAGTCTCAAGTAGTCCAGAGTATTTCTTAATACCACCTTTCCAAGTTACTGCTATTGGGATTTTAGATTTCTCTTTAACAAACCTAGATTTTTCAACGTTGATGACGAATTCATAACCTTCAATCTCTGTGCCTTTTTTGGTCTGGCGGCGTCCAATGATCCAAACGTTATCAGCACTGTACATGACACCAGTACCACCAGACACCACTTGCTTACTGAACATTTCTTGTGTTTCATATGTATGATTTACTGCGATTAAAGGGACATCCTTTAGGGTTAAATAAGGCGTTACCATTCTAAATAACGATTTTAATTGTTTTGCACGAGTCATATCAGCAACCGACTTACCGTCTTTTGCGTCTTCCATTTCTTTCTTAGATGCTAAGTTTCCGATTGAGTCAATCATAATATAGACGTTATCTTCAACGTGCATATCTTCTAATTGATTTACAATATCAAATTTAAGTTCTTCGATGTTTTTAAGAGGGATATGTAATACTCTATCAGTATCAATACCTAATGAGTCAAAATACGATTGCGGAGTTCCGAACTCAGAGTCGTAAAATAATGCGACTGCTTCTGGGTACTTGTCCATATATGCTTTCATCATCACCAATCCGAATGCTGTTTTGAAATGCTTTGATGGTCCAGCAAGAACCGTTAGTCCAGAAGTAATACCACCATCCATCCTACCAGATAAAGCAACGTTTATCATTGGAACAGAAGTTGGGATAACATCCTTTGCGTTAAATAACGCAGACTTAGAAAGTTGCGTCGATTTGATTGAGCCTGATTTTTTCAGGCGTGCCATTAAGTCACTCATAATATAATTCCTTTTTATTCAATAATATACCTCTATTATACCCTACAAATGGGTAGAAGTAAAGTATTTATCTACGAACAGGATTGTCGCGTAATTCTTGTAGATTGGAAGGTTTTCTTAAATTTGCCCATCTAGTGAAATAGATAACTGGAAATTTAGGAAACATCTTTAATAATAATTTAATATCATATTGAAGGTCTGATGCAATTTCTTTATGGTCGGAAGGCACCGAGGATAATCCATAAAAGGCACGTCCTTCTATTAATGCATTAATTCTATCAGAAGTAGGTTGAATCCCATTCAGTAACATAACTTCTGCTGCAATCAATTCAGACCAAAATTCACCAACAATATACCCATCGATATCAAGTTCGTATTCTCTATCACTTTGAATATCTTCATACTTTTGACGGTTAGTCAAATTCTTAATATTTTCTTGGAAGTTGCCAACAAAAGAATCAAAATCATTTGCTTTGCTTTCTTCTGCTACTGTATCAACGTTAATCTTTGCCATATGTTATCTCTCTAAAAGAATGAATCTAGGGAACTTTTCCTTTCCCATTCCCAACCAATTGGTTGTAAAATACCCTCTAGTGGGTTTAAATAAGTTTTCTGGAACTGTATATCATAATCAATTAAATTACTCATATCAAACTCTTTAGGCAACCCACCAACAAATGATATTACATTTTGATGATATTTATTTGGTAGTTTTAAATACGCAAACTTAACCTTAGTTCCAGCATCAATCTTCTCAATATTTTTCAAACCATGATTATCTAATAACTTATTAAATAATATAGAACCACGTACATGAATAGGGACACTCTTTTCTTGCGTCAAGTATTTCTTATATTCATTAAGTCCTCTAGGGAATGAAATATCCTCAATAGGGAGATTATTAAACTCTTCCCTATATTTAGTTACTAATTGCTGTAATTCTACTTCATTTCCTGTTAGAATGATTTTAACAGATTCTTTAAGTTTATCCCTAACGTTGGCAGGTGTTGACGATTTCACAATCTCCAACCCCATTACTTTCATCTTAGGTTCTGCGTATCTAACACCCTCATTATCATAAACATTCAAAGCATAACGTTTCTTAGCTGTCCATAGTCCAGTATCAGATATTGCTTCACGACCCATTTGCATTTTCTGCTCATAAGCATTAACATATTCAGCAAGTTCTTCATACGACTTATCAATAAAAGGTTCAATTGCCTTTTGACTTATTTCT